CTGGCGTATGGCAATGAGCCGCTTTATTATCGAGTTCGGTGACCGCCTGGACGGTCACTTCTGAGAAAAGGCATTTACACAGAATCGTGTACAGGGTCGTCGTTTACGCCGCTTCTGGATGATGAGATTGTAGGGTCGCCAACTCTCTTTACGCAGATGCTGGAGCGGGCAGGTTACCGCGTTTCGCTTAATTCTGTTAAACTCCCGTCATAGGCCTGAACAACCTATACCTGCTGCGCCACTGGAGAGATACCATGGCGCAAAAACCTACCAAACAAAAACTTGATCTGGTTCCTTTCGGAATCAGCGGTTTCTTTTTGCCTGCTCACTCAGGGGTGACAGCATGAAGAAAACCAGCTTTATTCACACTCAGCTCACCACGAAAGAAGTGGACGAACTCGAGGCCCGCTACCGTGCTAATGACGTGCGGACTGTGCGCAGCCTTGATTTCGATCTCATCCACTGGACGCTCACCGCTTATCTGCCGGAGGCAAACAGAGCCCCGCGTCAGGATAAGACCTTCCAGCAAAAGCTCTGGAGGGAAGCGTGAAAACCTACAACATCAAGCCGATGGGCAAGCCCAGAATGACCCGCGCCGATAAGTGGAAGAAACGCCCGGAGGTTCTCCGGTACCGCGCGTTCTGTGATCACGTTCGTCTGATGGGCGTCGAGCTACCGGAAGCAGGCGCACACATTACGTTTATCCTCCCGATGCCACCGAGCTGGAGCCAGAAGAAGCGCCAGGAGATGACGGGGAAACCTCACCAGCAGAAGCCCGACAAAGACAATCTGGAGAAAGCCCTGATGGATGCCATCTATGCCGATGACGCACACATCTGGGATTCTCGCGTGACGAAGCGCTGGGGTGAAGTAGGGCAAATCATCATCGGGGAGATCGACTGATGCGCGCCTTGCTGAAACCGGTTATCGCCAAGGAGCTGGGCGTTGTGCTGCTGAAGCCGGGCAGCGAGCTGATGCCCATGTTCATCACAGGGCGCGTGCTGGTGGAGAGCCAGCCTGCCAGCATGGCCAGCTTTGAGACCGGGCGAGTTCCCGATCTGCGGCAGCCACTGGCGGCCAACCCGGCGCTGCGTCCGTTCTTCCTCCACGAAAAGGTGATCACTGCTGCTGGTGGGCTGGCTGCTCTGGAATACTGGTTACTGCGCCACGGCGGCGGCACCTGCCAGTACCAGCACAGCGATTACCACTATCACGAACTGACCACCATGCGGCATGAGCCCGGTGCGATTCTCCTTTGTGGCCACTGTGACAACCGGCTGCGCGAGCAGTACACCGAGCGCCTTGCGGAGCTGGCGCGTCAGAACGTCATCGACTGGGTGCTGGATATCGCTCGTGTAGCGCTGGCGCTCGATAAAGCCCGTGAATTATCTCTGGCTGAATTGTGCTGGTGGGCTGTTCGTACCGGCGTCACCGATGCGCTGCCTGAATCCGTTGCCCGAGATGCACTGCGCCTGCCGGCGGAGAAACAAATGTACCGCGAGAGCGAGATCGTACCGTCGGTACCGGCCACCAGCATCATCGCCGACAAGGCCCGCGCGCTACCTGCAGCACCTGCAACACCCGCAACACCTGCAGGTGCGCCACCAGCCATTAAGCCAATCGTGGGCATACTGGTGGATCCCGAGTCCCCGCAGACCCTGATGAAGCGGCCAAAGCGGACCCGCTGGGACAAACCCAAATATCTGGCATGGGTTAAGACGCAGCCATGCGAGTGCTGCGGCAGGCCGTCAGATGATCCACACCATCTAATCGGCTGGGGCCAGGGAGGCATGGGAACGAAGGCGCACGACAGTCTCGTGATCCCCCTGTGCCGTCAGCACCATACCGAACTACATAACGATCCGGTGAAATTCGAGCGTAAGCATGGTACTCAGCCGGAAATGATAATCAGAGTGCTGGACCGGGCCTTTGCGCTCGGCGTTCTGGCTTAAGGGAGACAGCAATGAATCTTGACGGCGTATTAAAGTTTTTTGCACCGAAAGGGATGCACATCTCTGATAGTGTACGCGCAACAGCGGGCGATCAATTAACGGTAACCGACATCATGGCGGCGCTGGGAATGACCCAGGCTGACGCCGGGATCGGTTTGGCTATGTACCTGGGTAAGGCAGGCATCAGTCCGCAGGATAAGGAAGCGGCCATCTCCTGGCTGACTGAGTACGCCAAACAGCATGCACCAATGCCAGTGCGCAAAGCTGCTGGTAAAAAGTTTCCACTCTGCATGCGGATCCTCGCCAGATTCGCTTTTAAGGATTACGCCTCATCAGCTGCGGACAGTACCGACTGCCCGAAATGTAAGGGAAAAGGCCTCATTACCAAATCCAGCGTGATCACCAAAAGCCATTACACGATGCGCCTGCCTCAATTTGCTAAGGATCTGGGTCAGTCCCCGTCTGATTTTGAAGTCTTCCGCCAGGTGAAGGATGTGGACCACCATCTGTGTGGCAAGTGCAACGGTACCGGGCAGATCAGTAAGCGCTGCCAGTGTGGCGGATCTGGTCAAACCCTCGACCGCAAGCAAACTGAGTTGCTGGGTGCGCCAGTATATAAGGAGTGCAAACGCTGTGAGGGGCGAGGATACAGCAGGCCAAAATCCTCAGTGGCGTATCGCGGCGTTCTGGCCGAGCTGGACAGTCTTCCTGATCGCACCTGGCGCTACAGTTGGAAGCCGTTCTATGAAAGCCTGGTGACTAAATGCTTTCAGGAAGAGAGCAACGCAGATGCAGAACTCAAAAAAGTAACAAGAGGGCAAAGTTTGCTCTAAATCTCATATTTTGGCGTCACGTTACTTGCAATGTTGCCGTTTTTGTGTAAATTTGACGTTAACGATGGGCATTGTATGTTCACAGTTAAAAAACCCGCCACTGAGCGGGTTTTTTCATCTTCTGAGGTCACCTGCTGGTGGCCTTTTCTGTTTCAGGCTCCCGGATACCCCATCACTCGTACTGCCGTACTGCGTCCGGAGAGCCTGACCTTTCACAATGGAAAGCCTATGTCCGCAGAACCACTATCCGGCAGCGCAACGGCGCATGCAGCGGTTACGACTGCCACGTTTGCCGGGTTCTGGGCAAACACTGAGGCGGGGGTAATCCTTGGTGCGCTGGCCGGGGCGCTCATCTACGTTCTCACGTCGCATAATCTCAGCGCGATTGAGCGGGTGCTCTTTGGTGTGGTGTCGTTTATCTCCGGCATCCTGGGTGCGCCGACAGCAACGCGATTCATCAACAAAATAGCCGGGCAGTACATCCCGGGCACCGAGGGTTCGGGCATCCCTGAATCGCTCGGGGCAATGATTGCTGCTGCATCGATGATCACTATCGTCCTCGCCATCAAAAAACGTGCTGAGAAAAAGGCGGCAGAGGAGGGGCAATGACTCCATTCGTTATGCTGCAGCTGCACGCTGTCGTGGCGCTGGTCACCGGGATCCTGATTGCAGGCTACAGCCGAGGCCAGAGCCGTCACAAATGGTATTACTCAACGCTGGCCTACTTTCTGGCGCTGGCGTTCCTCTCTATCCCGATCCGCATCTGGGTTGGCAGTTACCCCGTAATCGACCGTTCAGAGCTGGTGGTCAACATCGGTTTTATGGTGGTGATGATTATCTCCCGGGGCAATGTCACCGGTAAAAGGAGCTGACAGTGAATCAACGGCAATTTGAAAAGGCTGCTGGTGTAAGTGCCGCTTTGGCTGCGCGCTGGTATCCGCATATCGATGCAGCAATGAAAGAGTTCGGCGTCACCGCAGTTAACGATCAGGCCATGTTCATCGCGCAGCTGGGCCACGAATCGGCAGGCTTTACCTCGCTGGTGGAGAACTTTAACTATTCGGTTGGCGGTCTGAAGGCGACCTTCGGTAAGCGCCTGACGGCATACCAGTGCGAAATGCTGGGCCGGGTTGACGGTAAGCAGGTCGCCCACCAGCCTCAAATCGCCAACTTGGTATATGGCGGACGCATGGGCAACATCGCTGAGGGCGACGGCTGGAAATATCGCGGTCGTGGCCTGCTGCAGATCACCGGGCGTGAGAACTACACCAAATGCGGTACCGCCCTGAAGCTGGACTTGGTTAGCACACCTGACCTGCTGGTGCAGGAACGACACGCTGCCCGTTCGGCGGCCTGGTTCTTCGCGTTACGCGGTTGTCTGCTGTATTCCGGCGATATCGTGCGTGTCACCCAGATCATCAACGGTGGGCAGAATGGGGTGGCTGACCGCAAGGTGCGTTACAGCCGTGCGCTGGCGGCGCTGTCATGAAGCTGCGTTACGTTCTGCTGGCGCTGGTGGTCGCTGTCTCGGTTACCGGGGCGATCGCCTGGCGTTCTGGCTGGAGTGCGCACGCTGACCATATCAACGCGCTGGCGGCGAAGAAGAAGGATAAAGCCGAGAAGATTATTCAGCCGGTAGAAGAGAAAGCCGCTGCGGCCACCGCCGAGAGCAAAGTGATCTACCGAACCATTACCCGCGACGTGGTGAAATATGTTCAGTCTCCGGATCGTACTGTGTGCCAGTTTGACGATGCTGCTGTGCAGCTGCGCCAGCGTGCCATCGACGCTGCCAACTCCATCAGCGGATTTGATGCAGGAGCCGTGCAAGGGAGGTAACGCTGGCACCAATAGCGATGAAGACCTGCAGGCTGATATCGAAACAGCTCAATGCCTGCGCCAGCTGCGCCTCGATAAGTACCGCTGGCAAGCCTGGTACAACGCTGTGAAATAAACCCATAGCCTCGCAATAGCGAGGTTTTTTACTAACTGAGGGTCTAATGATTAAAAAATTAATGTTGGTGCTGGTGGTAATGCTGCTCGCCGCCTGCGATGTCAATGATGCAGATGTGGCCAGCCGAAACGTGAGTAAGGCTGCAGATAACTTCGAGGCGCAGCGCCGCTTCGTTTTCTACAACGGCATCACCGGTGAGTTTATGTTGGAGATTACCGGGCTGTGTTCTAAAGACAATTCCAGCACCGGCAACACCCTGGGTGTGATCTGCAAGACGGGTCCGAACACTTTCAAAAAGCATATGCTCGGACTGTCAGATAACGTCACGTGGTTTATGGAAGACCTCAGTGGCACGAACGCCAGCGTCAATCACTATCGCGTTACGTTCAAACCGTCTGTGATCATTCCGGACATTGAGCTTCGTTAAGCGGCCATTCCAAAGCTCATCTGCTGGTGGGCTTGATAATGATTTATCCCTGGTGATCTAAGCAACTTTTTAAGCCCTTTTTTGTTGATATGATGTCCAAAAACATTTGAGGGCAGACAATTGATATCACTGATTTTTGGTGCTGGTGCCAGTTTTGGTTCTGATTCGAAAAACACACCTCCTTTAGGCAACGATCTCTTCGCAGCATTAAATTCTTTAGGCGGAGCTTTTTGTCATTTACCTGATGAATCCAAAGAAATATTTTTGAATCAAGGTTTCGAATCCGGAATGGGGGCGCTGGCTAATGATTCAAGTATTATATCGCCTCTCCAAAATGAACTCGCAATATATTTATCTTCTTTTTCTGTAGGTGATGAGAACGCCTATTGTAAGTTGTTTTATGATAATCGTCATTATATGCGGCATCTATATTTGCTGACGTTGAATTATGATTTATTGATAGAGCAATCTCTCATTAAATCTGGACTAGGTCCTGTAGGATACGATTTAAATGATTGTTCTACTCCATCTCGGTTAATGAAGTTGCATGGGTCATCAAATTTTGTCCCAGATGTTGCAATAAATTTCAGTGGGGTGAAATTTATAAATTGTAGGGCTTTTGTAGAAACCTCCAAAGTCAAATTCTTACAAAACCATGAGGTAATTAAGGATTGGTGTGCAAAGAATGCAGCTCTAAATCCCATCATGTGTATGTACAATAAAGAAAAAAGAGCGGTCGTTAACTCGAATTATATTGAGTCTTTGAAGGTGATGTATAGGGGGGCTATATCCAAATCAAATGCAATTGTAATAATTGGTGTTAAGTATATACCGCATGATAATCATGTTTGGGATAGCATCCTGCAAAATGGTGCATTTTTATTGCTAGTTGACCCGTATCCGGACAAACATTTCTTAAGGCTTTTGAGGAAGCGAAGAATACAGCATAGATTAATTAAAAAATCTTTTATGTTTGCTGTAGATGATGTTTCAACATTTATAAATTCAAAGTTAAAGCATAAGCAGTAAACTAAAAGTAGCCTCGATAAGTACCGATGGCAGGCTTGGTATAACGCCGTTAAGTGAGCAGCCCCAGGCGCTTTAAAGCAGAGCGCCTGATGATGTTCTCCACTCTGCACAACACGGTTAGCCACGCTGTGAAGCGTCGCGAAGCTGGCACATCAACCCACAGGTAAATCAATGAACGAAGCAAAACCGCAGGATGGCAGCACCGTTAAGGGCTACCGCGAACTTTCATTCGGCGAGATTGGCAAGATGAACCAGTTTAAGGATCTCAGCCGCCAGTTTATTAAGTTGCTGCGTGAGCATGTAGGTGATGTACAACGCACTCCTCACGACTGGGAGGCTGTTGAGTGGATACGCCAGGCAGAGCTCGATATGAAGCGAGCCTGTATGGCCGCCTGCCGATCAGTCGCAAGACCAGATGACGATTGCTAATTCATTGCAAAGCACATCTGCTGGTGGGCTTGATAATGAGAAAATTAATTTTGGATTATATTATGGTTGACATAATATAATTATTTTTATTAATTTTTGGCTCCCTGTATAATGACTTCTCTTTACAAAGGAGGCGTCATGAAAAGAGATCTTGATTATTTAAAAAGCCTTTTGGAAGCCTTTGAGGAATCAGAGGATGGTGTGAAAATTAATAAAATCAAAGGATTTGATTTTGAATCGGCATTATTTAGATATCATATGGAGCTTCTAAAGGAAGCGAAGCTAATTTGTCGCGAAGATGGGGTGTTCGACATCGGACTGAGAAAGTCAGGTGATGGGATATACACTTGGAACATATGGTCGCTGCGATTAACAAATGATGGCCATGACTTTCTTGATAACATAAGAAGCGAAGAGATATGGTCGACTTTAAAAACCGGATTTAAAGATGCTAGCTTAGGGGTTCTAACTCAGGTGGCAAAAGAATTATTCAATAGAGCTCTTAATAAGCAGCTTGGCAAAATATTCGATTAACCGCCTCCGGGCGGTTTTTTATTGCCATCACCATGGGCAGACCCATCGTAATGGCTGTAGCGGATAGAACGTAAATATGCCCTCTAGGGGATAAAAACAAGCCTCGCCGTGTCGGGGCTTTTTTATGCACTCTTACAGGTAAATCAAAATGGCAAAGAACTACTACCAGGACGGCAATACCATGGACTGGCACAACGGGACAGCAAAGGCTGTATTGTCGGGTCAGCCGGTCATTGTCGGCGCAATTATCGGCATAGCCCAGCATGATGTTGCGGTGGGCACTGACGGTGAGTTGATGATGACCGGTGTGTTCGTGTTGCCGAAGGTTACGGGTGAGACGTGGCAGCGTGGCGCTCGCCTCTGGCTGACAAAGGATGGCAAGCTGACCAGCAGCGAGAAAGACGGAACGGATGACAACGCCATGGCAGGCACCGCGTGGATCACCACCAATACAAACGACCCTGAGGGGCGCGTCCGCCTTGGCTTCTGACACGGAAAAGGGCAGAAATGGACGTTTAGACGGCCAAATGATGCCATTTTAGTGTCAAATGATAATCATTATCATTTGGGTCCTCCCGGAGGGAGGGCCTGCCACGAGGCGGCGGGCACGCGGAAAACGGCTAGTTTTCGTGATCCAGGGTCATCATCATCATGTGCATAACTGTATGATTTTTATCAATGCCGTTTTGCAATGATGTCGAATCGTTCAAAAAGTGTTCACCATCATGGACCAGGAGCTTTCCACCCTGAAGCTGAACATCAATCAGCTGGCAGGGATCACCGGCGTTCATCGCCAGACCGTTGCCGCAAGGCTTAAGCAAGTCGAGCCTGCACTGGGCAGCAACAACAAACTCAAACTCTATCTCATCACCGATGTGCTGACCGAGCTGATGGCGCCCGTCGTCGCCTCCAGCGCCGAAGATATGACGCCCTCGGACAGGCTCGCCCACTGGAAAGCGGAAAACGAGCGGCTCAAATTCGAACAGGATACCGGCCAGTTAATCCCGGCTGATGAGGTGGCCCGTGAATTTTCTGTCATGGCAAAAGCTGTGGTGCAGGTGCTGGAAACGTTGCCGGACATTCTGGAGCGTGACTGCGCCATGAGCCCCGCGGCTATCAGTCGCGTGCAGAGTGTTATTGATGACCTTCGCGACCAGATTGCGCAGCGCGTTCTGGACGCAGAACCGGAGGAGGACGAGCCAGAGGAGGACTGATGGCGAAGCGGGCATCTGCCCGGGGGATTCGAAAGGATATCCCTGGAATACTTCGTGCCCCACGCCGCATGCTGGTGGCCGATGCAGTCAGTAAATTTATGCGCGTGCCAATGGGCGCCGGTAACTCCGTTCCCTGGGATCCGAATCTGGCTCCGTATGTACTCGAGCCAATGAACTGCCTGGCGTCGCGCGAGTATGACGCAGTGGTGTTTGTCGGCCCGGCGCGAACGGGGAAGACGATTGGCCTGATTGACGGGTGGGTAGTTTATAACGTGGTCTGCGACCCGTCTGACATGCTGATCATTCAGATGACAGAGGAAAAGGCCCGCGAGCACTCGAAGAAACGACTGGATCGCACATTCCGTTGCAGTCCGGAAGTGGCAACCCGCCTGAGTCCCCGCAGAAACGATAATAACGTTTACGACAGGACATTCAGGGCGGGTAACTATCTCAAGATAGGCTGGCCGTCGGTCAATATCATGTCCTCGTCGGATTACAAGTGCGTCGCCCTGACAGATTATGACCGCTTCCCGGAGGATATCGACGGGGAAGGTGATGCATTTTCCCTAGCCTCCAAGCGTACCACCACGTTTATGTCGTCCGGCATGACGCTGGTGGAGAGTTCCCCAGGTCGGGACATCCGCGATACGAAGTGGCGCCGGAGCTCGGCGCATGAAGCCCCGCCAACAACCGGCATTCTGTCACTGTACAACCGCGGCGACCGCCGGCGCTGGTACTGGCCATGTCCGCATTGTGGTGAGTTTTTCCAGCCTGAGATGACGGCGATGACCGGTTACCGGGAAATCAGCGATCCGGTAAAGGCCAGCGAAGCGGCCTGCATCCATTGCCCTTCCTGCTCTGGGGTGATCACCGCCGACCAGAAACGTTCCCTGAATATGAAAGGTGTCTGGCTGCGTGAGGATCAGCAGATCGACAGCAGCGGAACAATAACGGGTGCCGGACGGCGGTCGCGTATCGCATCGTTCTGGATGGAAGGCCCGGCAGCTGCATATCAGACCTGGGCACAACTGGTTTACAAACTGCTGACCGCTGAACAGGAATACGAGGCGACCGGCAGCGAAGAAACGCTGAAGACGGTCATTAACACCGACTGGGGACTCCCGTATCTCCCGCGCTCAAGTATTGAGCAACGCAAAGGTGACGAACTGCTGCAGCGCGCCGAACCGGTTGAACGGCGGCGCGTGCCTGCTGGCGTCAACTTCCTGGTGGCGACCGTCGATGTTCAGGGCGGTAAAAACCGGCGATTTGTGGTGCAGGTTGTTGGCTACGGCGCCCACGGCGAGCGGTGGGTGGTTGACCGGTACAACATCATGCAGTCGATGCGCACCACGCCTGATGGTGAAAGCTACCACATCGATCCTGCCAGCTACCCGGAGGACTGGGATCTGCTGCGCACCGATGTGCTGGAGAAAACCTGGGCGCTTGATGGCGAACCGGGCAAGCGAATGAGCCTCCTGGCCATGGCCGTCGACTCCGGTGGTGAAGATGGCGTTACCGACAATGCCTATGAGTTCTGGCGGCGCTGTCGCCGTGACGGTCTGCAGCGCAAAGTCTGGCTTTTCAAGGGTGACAGCCAGACCCGGGCGAAGCTGATTACCAAAACCTACCCGGATAACACCGGGCGTTCTGCCCGGCGCGCGAAGGCGGCCGGTGATGTCCCTCTCTACCTTCTCCAGACCAACGCACTGAAAGACCGGATCAACAACGCGCTGTGGCGCGATGTGCCGGGGCCGAACTACGTGCATTTCCCTGACTGGCTGGGAGGGTGGTTTTACGACGAACTGACCTATGAGGAGCGATCAGCTGATGGGAAATGGACGAAGCCTGGTAAGGGGGCTAACGAAGCGTTTGACCTTATGGTTTACGCGCATGCCCTGGTCATTCTTCATGGTTACGAAAAAATTAAGTGGCCTGATGCGCCTGAGTGGGCGCGCCGGGAGAGTTATCTGGTGGTTGAGCCATCGCCAGACGCGCCTCCAGTGGCACCGCCGCCGGTTGCAAAACCGCCAGTATCAGAGCCTAAGGCTACGAAGCCAGCCCGTGAATCGGCATGGTCATCATCATCAGGAGGCTGGGTGTGAATCTCAATGATATTCAGGACATGGTCCGCCGTTATACCGAAGCGGAAATGGCGATCCTGCAGGGCAAGTCCATAACGTTTAACGGTCAGCAGATGACTATGGAGAACCTGAGTGAAATAAGGAAAGGCCGCCAGGAGTGGGAACGAAAAGAGGCAACTGCTGTGGCTGCCGCAACGGGCCGGGGTGGCTCCTTTAAACTGGCGAGGTTCCCGCGATGAGCGCCCTGGATAATCTGATAGGCGTCTTTTCTCCGGGCTGGAAAGCAGAGCGCCTTAAGTCTCGCCTGATGATCCAGGCATACGAGGCTGTTATTCCTACCCGGACGCACCGGGCAAAACGTGAGAACCGATCAGCGAATCAGCTGACGCAATTTGGCGGGCGCTCACTGCGCGAGCAGGCCCGGTGGCTCGACTGTAACCACGATCTGGTGATCGGCATCCTTGATAAACTCGAAGAGCGCATTGTGGGGGCAAAAGGCATCATCGTGGAGCCGCAGCCCCTGATGAGTAATGGCGGCATTGCTACTGACCTTGCTATACAGATCCGCGCCAAATGGGCGGAGTGGTCCGTTTCTCCCGATGTTACCGGGCAGTTCACCCGACCAGTGCTTGAGCGCCTGATGTGCCGGACCTGGTTACGTGACGGCGAGGTGTTCGCGCAACTGGTCAGTGGCACCGGGAACGGTCTGTCGCCTGTGGCAGACATTCCTTTCTGGATTGAGGCGCTGGAACCGGATTTTGTGCCGATGGAGCGGACAGAGCCGGGTCAGAAGTTGTGCCAGGGCATTTACCTCAACGACTGGGGCCGCCCGACCCGATACATGGTCTACAAAAACCTGCCGGCGGAAGGCATGCGCCAGGGAGATACCAAGGATATTCAGGCGGAGAACATGCTTCACCTGAAGTTTATGCGCCGCCTGCATCAAATCAGAGGTAACTCGCTGCTTGCCGGGGTGCTGATGCGACTTTCGGCGCTGAAAGAATACGAGGACGCCGAACTGACCGCTGCCCGCATTGCTGCGGCGCTGGGCATGTTCATCAAGAAAGGTGATGGTCAGTCGTATCCGGAAGACAGCGCGCAGGGCTCCCGGGAGCTGAACATTGAGCCCGGAATGCTGTTTGACGATCTCCGTCCCGGTGAAGATATCGGAATGATCAAATCAGACCGACCAAATCCCAACCTCGAAACTTTCCGCAACGGGCAACTCCGTGCTGTGGCCGCCGGTTCGCGCGGTAGCTTCTCAAGCATTGCGCGTAACTACGACGGGACATACAGCGCGCAGCGCCAGGAGCTGGTGGAGTCAACCGAAGGCTATTTCATCCTGCAGGACGCATTCATCGCGGCGATCACCCGGCCGATGTACCGGGCCTGGCTCAAGATGGCGATCGCTTCTGGCGAGATCACGGTCCCGCCAAATGTAGATAAAGCCACGCTTTACAGCGCCGTGTTCTCCGGCCCCGTTATGCCATGGATTGACCCTGTCAAAGAGGCGAACGCCTGGAAAATTCTGCTCCGTGGTGGTGCGGCAACCGAAAGTGAATGGGTGCGCGCCCGCGGTGCAAATCCGGATGATGTGAAACGCCGCCGTAAGGCGGAAATTGATGAAAACCATAAACAGGGGCTGGTGTTCGATACAGACCCGGCAAACGACAAAGGAGACACCAGTGTCGAGGAAACAAAACCGGGTAAAGAATCGCCCAAAGGCCCAGGCAAAAAATAGCTGGTTCCGTATGCAGGCCAGTTCGGAAAACGAAGCTGAGATCTATATCTACGACGAAATCGGCTACTGGGGGGTAACGGCGAAGCAGTTCGTCGCAAACCTTAAGGCGCTGGGCGACGTCACCCACATCAAATTACATATCAACTCCCCTGGTGGCGATGTCTTTGACGGTATCGCCATTTTTAATGCCCTGAAATTCCACGGCGCGGCAATCACCGTTTATATCGACGGTCTGGCTGCCTCAATGGCATCAGTAATCGCCATGGTAGGAAACCCGGTCATCATGCCGGAAAACACCATGATGATGATCCATAAGCCCTGGGGTTTTGCTGGCGGTGACGCTGATGACATGCGCGACTATGCCGACCTGCTCGACAAAGTGGAGTCGGTGCTGATCCCGGCCTACGCGCAAAAGACAGGCAAAAGCCCCGAAGAAATTGCGGCAATGCTGGAGGATGAAACCTGGATGAACGGCAACGAGTGTGTCGAGCTGGGTTTTGCTGACAAGGTGACACCTTCACTGCAGGCAATGGCCTGTATCCATTCGAAACGTATTGAGGAATTTGAAAAGATGCCAAACAGCATTCGTAACATGATCACCCCGCCGCGCAACTCCACCCAGCGCGAACCAGTGAACCAACAGCCGCCAGCTGCTCCTGCAATTAATGAGAGCGAAATTCGCGCTCAGGTTCTGGCAGAGCAAAAAGCCCGTGTGAATGGCATCGGTGATCTCTTTGCCATGTTCGGCAACAAGCACATGGAACTGCAAAACAAGTGCGTTGCTGATCCGGATTGTTCGGTAGCACAGGCCAAAGACCTGCTCCTGGCTGAGCTGGGTAAAGCCGCTACGCCTTCCAACAAAACCAACCAGCCACATGTTCACGCCGGGAACGGTAACTTTGTCGGCGACGGGATCCGCCAGGCGCTGATGGCCCGTGCCGGCTATGAAAATGTTGAGCGTGACAACGTCTATAACGGTATGACGCTCCGCGAATACGCCCGAATGTCCCTGACTGAACGCGGCATCGGGGTGTCCAGTTACAACCCGATGCAGATGGTCGGTTTTGCGCTGACGCACAGCACCTCTGATTTCGGCAATATCCTGCTCGATGTCGCCAACAAGGCACTGTTGCAGGGCTGGGAAGAAGCAGCAGAGACCTTTGAGCTCTGGACTAAAAAAGGCCAGCTGTCCGACTTTAAAACTGCGCATCGCGTCGGCATGGGCGGCTTCCCGTCCCTGCGTCAGGTGCGAGAGGGTGCGGAGTATAAGTACATCACCACGCAGGATAAGGGTGAAACCATCGCGCTTGCCACTTACGGCGAGATCTTCTCCATTACCCGTCAGGCCATCATCAACGATGATCTGAACCAGCTGACTGACGTTCCGATGAAGATGGGGCGCGCTGCAAAAGCGACAATCGGTGACCTGGTCTATGCCGTGCTGACCGGTAACGGGAAACTGTCAGATGGTAAGACGCTCTTCCATGCTGACCATACCAACCTTTCATCTGGCGCCATCAGCGTAGACAGCCTTGATAAGGCACGCCAGAACATGCGCAAGCAGAAAGAGGGTGAACGTGCGCTGAATATTCGACCTGCTTATATGTTGGTGCCGGTTGCGCTCGAGACGCTGGCCAACCAGACCATTAAGTCTGCCAGTGTAAAAGGTGCCGACATTAACGCTGGTATCAACAACCCTATCCAGAACTTTGCTGAAGTGATTTCAGAACCTCGTCTGGATTTTGCCGACCCGGCGGCCTGGTATCTGGCTGCTGCACAGGGCACTGATACCATCGAAGTGGCGTACCTCAATGGTATTGATGCCCCGTACATTGACCAGCAGGAAGGCTTCACCACTGACGGCGTCGCGACGAAAGTCCGCATTGATGCAGGCGTGGGTGCGCTGGATTATCGCGGTCTGGCGAAATCATCCGGTAAGTAAACACCCCGACACTGAACCGGCCCGTAAGGGCTTTTTTTATATCTGCAACATGGCCCCGGCAGGGGCCATACGGAGAGCTCATGAAGAATTACGTACAGGATGGTCACACTATCGATTTGACTAACTCGGGTTCGGCGGTGATCACCAGTGGCACGCCAGTTGCCGTGGGTGATGTACTGGCGATTGCTATCGCTGATATTGCCGTCGGCGGAACCGGTACAGGAATCACCAGTGGTGTAGTGGTACTGCCGAAGCTAGCCACTGACAACATTCCTCAGGGTAAATCTCTGAACTTTAAAGATGGCAAAGTTCAGATAGACGCAACAGGCGCTACCCCTGCAGGTAAGGCATGGGAGGCTGCTGCGGCAAATAGCACTATGATCGCGGTTCGTCTTAATGGCTAACCCCTTCGACGCGATGGTGGCCCGTATGGACGCGGCCACCGTCAATCTGATGTCGGATAAGGTCACGATCAACGGTGTCAGTTTTGATGCTGTAGAAAGCCAGTTTGTCGCAGAAATGGGGCCGCTGGTAGGGGATGGCCTGTCACTGGTGGTGTTCTCCCTGGCAGTGTCGCCGCGCAAAGGTGATGCCATTCACTGGAAGGGCCAGGACTACATCGTTACCCGCAAACAGCTGTTCAACGGTAAGCCACAGATCTGGATTGAGTAATGGAGGTTCTATGTCCATTAAAGGGCTCGAACAGGCGATCGCTAACCTGGAAAGCATCAGCAAAACCGCCGTGCCGCGGGCATCCTCTCAGGCGGTGAACCGTGTGGCCACCCGGGCCATCTCCCGCAGCACCCGCCAGGTTGCGAAGGATACCCGGGTGCAGCGGAAACTCGTCAATCAGCGTGCGCGCCTGAAGAAAGCCACGGTACGCAAACCGCAGGCCACCATTCGCGTTAACCGGGGCAATCTCCCGGCGATCAAGTTGGGCGTGGCCAGCGTTCGCCTTTCCCGGCGAAAACGTGACAAGGCCGGTGTCCGAAGCGTTCTGGTCATCGGGCGGTTTCGATTCCCGGGCGGATTCATCCAGCAACTTAAAAACGGGCGCTGGCATGTCCTGCGGAGAACCACCAAAAGCCGCTACCCGCTCGAGGTGGTGAGCATTCCTCTGGCGGTCCCGCTTACTGAGGCATTTAAGCAGGAAAGTACCCGCCTGACGAACACCGATCTTCCAAAAGAACTCTCTGCGGCCTTACGCAATCAACTGAGGATAATCCTGACCAAATGAAACATCCCCTGATCCGCCTGGCGGTTCTGGATGCGCTCAAAGCTGGCATTACTGACCCTGTCACGTGGTCTGACGGCCGTCCCGCTGTACTCGAATCCGAAGATCTCCCGGCTGTCGCCGTCTATATCACTGACGCGCAGTCCACTGAGGAATCCATCGACGAAGATATCTGGCGCGCCACGCTTCATATCGAGGTGTTCCTGAAAGCGAGCGAAACGGATACCGCGCTCGATACCTGGATGGAAAGCAAAATCTATCCCCAGCTTAACGCACTCCCCGGCCTTACCCCCTTAATCGAAACCATGTCTGCTCAGGGCTATGACTATCAGCGAGATGACGAAATGGCGACGTGGGGATCGGCTGATCTCAAATACTCAATTTCATACGTAATGTGAGGTAATCATGCCAACACCAAGCCCGCTTGAACCCGTAAAAGGGGCAGGCACAACGTTCTGGCTCTACACAGGTACAGGCGATCCCTATGCCAATCCGGCCAGTGACACTGACTGGACCCGCACGGCCAAAATCAAAGACCTGACACCAGGTGAACTGACCGCAGAGTCCTATGACGACACCTACCTTGACGATCCGAACGCAGACTGGGCCAACACAGCGCAGGGCGAGAAGTCAGCCGGTGAGGCCAGTTTCACCCTGGCGTGGAAACCTGGTGAATCCGGGCAGCAATCGCTGGTGGACTGGTTCTACAGCGGCGATGTACGCGCCTACAAAATTAAATACCCGAACGGGACGATCGACGTCTTTAAAGGCTGGGTCAGCAGCCTCGGTAAAACTATCCCGGCGAAGGAGGTCATTACCCGTAGCGTGAAGATCAGCAACAACGGCAAGCCATCGCTGGCGGAGGAAACCCGCGCTGCTGTCGTGCCAGTGACCGGGGTGTCGCTTGATAAAGCAACCCTGACTGTTGCCGCCGGCGCGTCTGACACCGTTAACGTCACTGTCAATCCTGCTGGCGCTACAGACAAATCTTTCCGCGTTGCCTCCTCTGATCCGGCGAAAGCAACAGTTACCGTCAACGGCGATGTCCTGACTATCACCGGCGTAGCCACAGGATCTGCTGAAATTATTGTGATGTCCAACGATGGGCTGAAAGTCGCGATCTGCAAAGTCACCGTTTCCTGATCGGCGGGGCGCTGGCCCCGTCATTTTTCTGGAGTATTCCATGAGTTTTCTGAAATCTGAGCCTTTCACCTATAACAGCAGCACTATTCAGTTATTTGAGTTATCAGGCCTGCAACGTATTGAGCATCTGCAGTACCTGGCGAAGGAAGATAAATCGTTACCGAAAGATGAAGGTGATGAGGATTATCTTACGTCCCGGGTAAGTAGCAATCTCCGTGTTGGCGCGCGTCTGATCGCCATGTCGCTCTGGCAGGGTGATACCTCAAAAGATATCGATTCACTGCATCATGAGGTGCTGTCCGGCTGGCCGCCGGGAATGATTGGTGCTGGCGAGCTCTTTGTAAAAACGCTGTCTGACATGATCCCGGTGCCGGAGGCCGTGCCGGAACCGGAACCGGCGAACGAGGTTAAAAACGCAGACGCAGTGGCGGAAGACGAGCCCATCTGTGCGGAAAAGCCCTAGCCGGTGAGCTGAGCTTTGTGATGAAGCTGGCGCGGGAGTTCCGGCGCCCGGACTGGCGCGTCATGCTTGCCGGCATGTCATCAAGTGAGCTGGCGGAATGGGGGCGCTACTATCAAAAGCAATATTTTGAAGGCGATCTCCTGGATACCCACTTCTCCCGCCTCAGCCATCTTATTGTTTCAATGCTGTGTACAAAAACCGAATTAACGCCACGTGACTTCAGCCTGCTAAACCCACCAGAGCAGGAAGATTTGCCGATGGATGATGATGTAATGATGTCTGTGGCGGAAAGCCTGGGAGGAGTGCGCTATGGCCCAGTCAGTGGGTGATCTGGTCGTTAATCTTGACGTTGATTCGGCTAAATTTAAAGAGCAAATCGCCTATGTCAAAAAGGAACTCAAGCAGACAGGCGGCGCTGCAAACGATGAAGCACTGCTGATACAGCAGTCTTTTTCACGCCAGGAAAATGCTGCTCGTAAAGCGGGCATATCGCTTGGGCAGTATAACGCTGCAATGCGCATGCTTCCTGCGCAATTTACTGATATCGCCACCCAACTGGCAGGCGGGCAAAGTCCCTGGCTTATCCTTCTGCAGCAAGGTGGACAGGTTAAAGATTCCTTTGGCGGTATCATTCCAACGTTCCGTGCGCTCCTTGGAACAATCTCGCCGCTTATGCTCGGTGTTGGGGCGCTATCTGCTGGCACTGCGGCGCTGATGTATTCGTATTATCAGGGCTCAAGCACACTCTCTGAATTTAATAAAACGCTGACATTGACCGGCAATACAGCTGGCCTAACAGCAGTTCGTATGCAGACCATTTCGGCTGCCGGGGAGAAGGCGGGCCTTACATTTAACCAGACCAGCCAAGCACTGACCGCGCTTGTTAATGCAGGCGTTCGCGCGGGGGCTAACTTCGAAGAGCTTGCGATCTCGGTTGCGAAATTCACCGATGCATCCGGTCTGCCGGTCGATAAGGTGGCTGAAGCCTTTGGTCGTATGGTTAACGATCCGGCATCAGGACTGCTGGCGATGGCGCAGCAGTTTCACAATGTCACCGCTGAGCAGGTTGAATACGTCGCGGCTCTGCAGCGCTCAGGAAACGAGGCTGGCGCACTCCAGGCAGCAAACGAGGCCGCGACCGCCGGATTCAACAAGCAGACTGCCAGCATTCGCGACAACATGGGCACGATCGAATCCGCCGCCGATTCCCTTAAAAATGCGTTTAAATCCATGTGGGATGCGGCGCTGGATATCGGCAGACCGGATACCTCTCAGGAAATGCTGAGTAAGGCAGAGGCGGCCTTTAAGCGGGCGGATGAAATCTGGAATTTGCGAAAGGGTGATCGCTATGTCAACGATGACGCGCGCGCCCGCTTCTGGAACGACCGGGAGACCGCCCGCCAGGCGCTGGATATGGCTCAGCAACAGGTCCGCAATTCTCAACTCGCCCAGGAAAGCGCCAGTCGTGAGGCAGGACTGGAAGCCGATCGCCTCAAGTACGCGCAACAGGCCCAGGCGAATTACAGTAAATCGCAGACGGCTCTGGAGAAGTACACCGATCGCCAGAACGAACTGAACAAGGCGCTGAAAGAGGGGCGGATCCTCCAGGCTGATTACAACATCAACCTGGCGGCTGCGAAAAAGGAATACGATGATTCGCTGAAGAAGCCGGCGAAAATCACGACGCCGGGCGGCGCAAAACTTACCGACAGTACCAGTGCCCAGACTCTGGAGTTGCAAACTCAGCTGGAGGTATTGCGGCAGCACTCCGGAATCAATGACAAGATCAGTCAGCAGCGCCAGCAACTGTGGAAAGATCAGGCCAGATTTACGGTTCTCGAACAAGCTGCGAAAACGCGAACTCTGACTGATGATGAAAAATCTGTACTCTCCAGCAAAGATAAAGTCCTCGCGCAGGCAGAAATTAATGCAAAACTTGGCGATCAGATCGTCATACAGGAGCGTCTAAACCGCCTTCAGGACACATCGCAGAAATATGTGACCCAGATGGGTGAGAAAACCCGCGCGCTGGCCGATAGTGCTGGCATGAGCAGTCGACAGGCACAGCGTCGTCTTGAAGAAGCTCAGCTCCTGCAGGGCTGGAAAAATGCAGGGGGAAATGAGAGCGATAAAGGTTACCAGAATGAGTTGACCGCGCTCAGGAATTACTACGGTCAGCAGGATGCGATCAGGCAGAACTGGCAGGCTGGTGCCTTAACATCCATGGCGAATTTTGCCGATGAAGCCTCTAACTATAATCAGATAGCGGCAAATTCAGCATCGACGTTGCTGAACCAAACCACTAATTCTATGGCTGATGCTTTCACCGGAATTATCAACCAGACTCAATCCGTTGGGGATGCCTTCAGCAACATGTTTGCTGGCATGGGTGAGGCGGTAATTCAGACCCTAACGCAAATGGCGGCTCAGTGGTTGGTTTATCAGGCCGTTCAACTGATGGTAGGAAAAGGCACGCAGGCATCCGCTGCGGCAGCCATGACAAGCAATGCCACGGCCAGTGCATTAATGGCCCAATTAAACGCCTACGCTTCTACTGCGGCGATCCCTATTGTTGGACCCGCCCTCGCTCCCGGCGCGATGGCCGCGGCGGCGGCAGTAACATCGCCAATGGTTGCGGCAATATCAGCTGCCTCTCTGATGGGTATGGCTCACGATGGTCTTGATAAGGTTCCAGCGACGGGGACCTGGTTGCTTCAGCAAGGAGAGCGAGTCGTTAAATCCAATACCTCAGCAAAATTGGATGCGACTCTTACTGATATTCAAAAACAACGTGAAAATAACGCAATGCAGGGTCAATTCAATTATTCGCCAACCATTCAGGTTAATGGTGATCCTGATGCACGGACAATTGCAATGATGGAAGCGGCTGTGAAACGCGGGGCGACCCAGGGCTTTAATATGGTCGTAAATAGCTTGTCGAAAGGGCAGGGGAAAGTTCATGACGCGGTTAATGTTATGTACGCAAAAAGGAAGGCTCGATAATGGCTGATATTTTCTATCCCAAGGAATTACCAATCCCATTAAAAGATGGTTTTGGGCTTGAGCCAATAAGTCCTTTTCTTCGTACCAAATTAACCTCCGGCCGTTCCAGGCAACGCCGCATTTATAGCTCTGTTCCTACTCAAGCGAGCGTGAAATGGTCATTTAAGAAAGATAATGAAGCCCAGTTATTTGAGGCATGGTTTCGGGACGCTCTTACCGATGGTGTGGCTTGGTTTTATATGCGCCTTAAAACCCCTTTGGGGATTCAGCCTTATAAGTGTCGTTTTGTAGATATTTATCAGGGTCCAATTTTGGCGAGCGGTAAATTCTGGCAGTTTACCGCAACGCTGGAATTGTGGGAGCGACCAATACTGCCGCCTGGCTGGGGTTTATTTCCTGAGCTGGTGGCGGGGTCGGATATTATCGATCTGGCACTGAATAAGGAGTGGCCCGAAGCATGACCAGTGCAGTTCTCAACAGGCTTTACGCATCCGGCGGTGAAGAAGTCATTCTGGATACGCTGCAGATCACCGTTGGTGGCCAGAGTTACTGGCTAACCCGCGGCTGGGAAGACATTACAGTCACGCTTGAAACGGGTGACAAAGCGACGTTTACCGGCTCAGCCATCGACGTGGCGCTGCCGGCGCGCAATTCAGACGGCACACAGGATCTAAAATTCGCCATCAGCAATATCGACGGCGTGGTATCGACTGCAATCCGGAATGCACTAGACAACCTCAGTAATGCCTCTTTGACCTTTCGACGTTATATTTCCAACGATTTGTCGGCACCTGCCTCTCCGCCATTCACCCTGGCGGTGAAAGAGGGCTCATGGACCGCAACGGAAGTGCAAATCACCGCCGGTTACATGAACATCCTCGATACGGCGTGGCCCAGATTTCGCTATACGCTCCCACTATTCCCCGGACTACGTTACCTGCAATAGGGAATCATCATGTTCAATCCTGATAAATACCGTTCTGTCGAGTGGCAGAAGGGCGGGCGCGCTTATCCCGCGCTGGACTGCTTTGGCATCGTCAATGAAATCAGGCGCGATCTTGGCCTGGTGCCGTGGCCTGATTTCGCCGGAGTCACGAAGGATGATAACGGGCTCGACCGGGAGGCTCGCGGGCTTATGGCTGGCCTGACGCGATGTGAACCGGCCCCGGGCGCGGGTATTGCCTGTTATGCAGGTTCTGTGGTGACGCACGTTGCCATCGTTGTCGAGATTGACGGTCAGTTGCATGCCGCAGAGTGCAATCCCCGCACCAACGTAACCCTACTGCCGCTGGCGCGATTTGCGCGCCGCTTTGTTCGCGTGGAGTATTACCAGTGACGATCCGTATTTATCCCTCCCGACTGCCCGGCGAGCCGCTGGAAAAGCACGAACACGAAACGATGACCCTCAGCGCCTGGTTTGCGCAGAACGTGAAGGACTGGACGCCGGATCAGCAGCACCCGGTCGCGGTTGAAATCGACGGCGTTCCTCTCCCTGCATCAGAATGGCCACTGTGCGTTATCAAGCGAGAAAACGACGTCAGGATGTATCCTGTGCCGTATGGTACCGGGGCAGAAATCGCATTGTGGGTCGCTGTCAGCGTAGCCGTCGCCTCTGCTGCGTACAGCCTCTACATGATGAGCACAATGTCTCAGGCTGGCGGCGGCGGTGCCCAGGCGGCCAGCGGCGACCAGATTGACCTCAACCCGGCCAAAGCGAACGCGGCGAAACTGGGTGACCCAATCCGTGAAATCTTCGGCAAATATCGCGTCTGGCCTGATTACGTGGTGCAGCCGGTGAGCCGGTTCGTCAACGAGACCAGCATGGAAACCAGCATGTTCCTGTGCATATGCGTCGGCGACGTGGCTATCAACCAGTCTGATCTGAAGGTGGGGAATACGCCATTTTCTTCCTTTGGCACTGACATTAGTTACAAAATTTTTCCACCTGGCGCTGACGTATCCGGCGACGCGCGCACCGAAAACTGGTTCAACTCACCTGAGGTGGGGAATACCGGTTCCGGTACCGCCGGGCTGGATCTGGGTTCAAGCGGACCGGAGACGGTCAGTATTATCGCGGATGCGCTGGTCGTGTCCGGAAACTCCATCACGCTGGTTGATGTGTCGTCGTCTGGCGATGAGGTGATCCCGCCGTCGTGGGCTGTCGGAACGGTCATAACCGTGCTGGCGCCAAACTCTTATACGGTTGTGTCATCCGGCGGTTACAGCGTGATTTATGGCGGGGTAGAGGAACTGGCCCCCTCGGTAGGGCTGCCGGTATCCCTGAACTATAACGGCAACGACTATGATCTGGTGATCGCCAGCTACGCACCGGGCGTTCCGGCAGTGCCGGGGGTGGGTGGCAGCGCCGCCAGAATCACCGCTAACGCCGCGCCGACGACCTACGATTTCAGCAGCACGCCTGTGACGTTCAGCATCAGCTGGCAGGGCACGACCTACCCGGTATCACTGGTGACCAATTACGTCACCATGTCAGGTCTGGTTTCTTCGATCACCTCGCAGCTATCCGGCTCCGGCCTGGTCGCGCGCGATAACAGCGGTCGGCTTGAAATCGGCGAGGCCAGTAGCCCATTTGCTGGCGGGGCCATTACGAACAGCCCGTTACCCATTGCTGTGTTTGGTGATGCTCCGGTTAATACAGCAGGTGTGAAATCAACGGGCGGGACAGCGGAGGTCAGGGCGCACATAACGCTGGCCTATAACAGCGCCACCGGCACGCCATTTACCGGACTGCCGGAGGGCATTCAGCGGTTTTCTCTGGGGTTGTCCGGCAATCAGTTCAGGATAACCGCTGTGGACAGCCAGACGGTCACAGTTGAGCGGCTTACGGTCACCACTGGCTCGGGTGGCGAGACTATTACCACACCTGACCCATCGTGGACTGGCTTCACTGAGCGCACGCTACTGGATGCGACCGTGACGGGTGTCAGCGACGATTACGAATGGGTTGGCCCGTTCCTGGCCTGCCCGGACGGCGAAACGCTGGACGCATTCGAGGTGAACATCAACTTCCAGAGCGGCCTGGTGCGTTACACCGACCAGGGGAATAAGCGCTCCATGCCGGTACGCCTGGTGATCCAGTATCGCAAGGTTGGCACCACCGCCTGGCAGCAGCAGTCTCCGTTCTATTCACGCAGCACTGAAAACCAGATCGGGTTTACGCATCGCTACAGCGTGTCGCCGGGGCAATATGAGATCCGGATGCGCCGCACCGAACCGGTTAAGGGTGGCAGCACGCGTGACCAGGTATTCTGGCAGGCGCTGCGCTCGCGGCTCAGCAAGCGCCCCACGAAATACGACGGCGTCACCACCATGGCGCTGACCGTGCGCACAGGGAACCGCCTGGCGGCCATGTCCGATCGCCGGATTAGCGTCACGCCAACCCGTATTTACAGCAGTGGCAGAACAGCGCGGAGCATCAGCGGGGCGCTTTACCACGTGCTTGAGTCGCTTGGGTTCACGGCCAGCCAGATTGACACAGCGGCGATTGACGCGCTGGAACAAACCTACTGGACGCCGCGCGGTGAGAAGTTCGACTGGGCGATCGGTGAGAGCAAATCAGCGCTCGAGGTGCTGCAGAAAATCACCAACGCGGGGATGGGATATTTCCTGCTGTCTGACGGCCTGGCCTCTGCCGGCAGGGAAGGCATTAAACCCTGGGTAGGCATGCTCACCCCGCAGGAAACCACCGAGGAACTGCAGACCGCGTTTAAAGCCCCGTCACAGGACGATTACGACGGCGTGGATGTGACGTATATAAACGGCACCACCTGGGCAGAGGAAACCGTGCAGTGCCGACTTACTGGTAACCTTACGCCGGTGAAAATCGAGAGCTACACGCTGGATGGTGTTCTGGATGAAGACCGCGCTTACCGTATCGGCATGCGCCGGTTGCTGGGCTACCAGTTGCAGCGCCTGCAGCACACTACCTCTACCGAGATGGATGCGCTTTGCTATGAGTTTATGGATCGCATTGTGCTGGCCGACGACATTCCCGGCAGCCAGACGCTGAGTTGCCTGATTACCGATATGAAGTATGACAGCAGCAAAATCATCCTGACGCTCAGCGAGGCGCCGGACTGGTCGTTTGAAAATCCACGCGTGATCATCCGGCATCAGGATGGCCGGGCATCGGCAATGGTTGTGCCGACGCGCATTGACGACTTTACCATCTCGGTACCGTACAGCGCAGCGCTGGAGCCGGAACTGTGGGCGATGAATGACGCGTACATTGAGCCGCCGCGCCTGCTGTTCTGCTCCTCTGTACGAGTGCCGTATGACGCACTGGTTGGTGAGATAACCCCGGGCAATGACGGGATCAGCCAGGTGACGGCTATTCAGTATCACCCCGGCAAATATGCCTACGATGACGCCGCTTACCCCGGCGACACCGCTTAAAACCAAATCAAAATTATCTGACCCGCTTCGGCGGGTTTTTTTTGCCCGGAGCGAGCATGACCACATACGCCACTAATAAACCGCTGGGTTCTACTGACCCGCGTGATCTTTTTGATAACTCCCAGAATCTGGATTTTGCGCTGAACGACATTGCTCAGGCATTTTGGAAGGATCGTTTTGGTAGATTCAGAAAGTCATTCTGGGGAATGGAACAGGAGTCTGCGGCGCAATTACTGATGCAGCAGTTGCGTTTTAATACCTTCATCCAGAACTCCGGATATGACGTTATTGGAGATTATACCAATGGCCCGCTAACGGTTCATGAATATAACCAGCTGGTTCGCTACGACGGCGAATTATGGAAACTAAACGCTTCGACCAGTATCCCTTTTACGACAAGCGGGAATGACGCTGCGTCTTGGTCGAGCGATTCTGTGCATTTCGTCAGTGTTGGAGATGCTGCGCTTCGTCAGGAGTTGCTGCGTAAGCGGGTTTATGCAGTGGATTTTGGTGATGTTCCCGATGGTACTGATGCAAATGCCGAAACATCAACTATCCAGGCCGCTATTGAGTATGTCTACGCTAATGGTGGCGGTGTAGTGGATCTAGGTCCTTTTCATTGGAAAGTTGCTGCCTCAACACTTAATGAAACTTATGATAACTTCGGCGTACCGGTAAGCTCCAGTACGGGATGTATAATTTTACGTAAAGGCGTATCACTTGTTGGGCAGTATGGCAGAACAAAGATCTCCTCAGACAACCCAGAACTGACCATCATTTACTTAGTAGCTCCTGATGGTAACCTTATCAGTGGCTTTGAATTGGCTGGAACGTGGTCAGAAGGAATTTCTGGCACTGGTCATGGTATTTTCCAGGTGGGTACACAAGGCGGCGCGGATATCTCCTGCAGGCGAACAATTTTTGAATATCTTTATATTCACAATGTGGCGTCATACGGAATAGGACTCCAAAATGGAAACCCTGAAGACTGCCATATCAGACATGTTAGCACTGATACCACTGGCGCGGATGGGTTAGATCTTAAGGCGCGAGATGACATAGCAATTCCGCCAGTGGCAAACACAGTTAGTAATGTATGGGTTAAACGGCATAACTTGCGCCTGGATGGATCTGCTGGGTTGGACATTCGTGGCGTGTGGCATGCCAGTAATATTACCGTTACAGATTTCGGCGGCAATTCCACGAAGACATATATTGGCATTCGTTTCCGCACCAAGCCTGTTGCTACCGATCCGTATAATAAGGCAGCAGCGAAATCAACTCTTACAGGTTTTAATATCACACCAACTCCAGGCGCATCCGCACTGCTTATTAATGGCATAGAATGTGGATCTGACGATGTACACATCAATAATGGTACTGCCGAAGGATGTCATGTTAGTGTGGTACATACCGGTAATTCGGTGGGCTCAGCACAGCGCTGTACCGTTACGGGCGTGACCTCCATTAATGCCAGACAGTATGGGTTTAGGAGCGCCGTGGGTTGTGACGATATTAAGTACGTTGGATGTATAGATATCGGGTCTACAACCGCTGGTTTTAGACCAGAAGGCACCAACTGCACGATGGTCGGCAACACAGGCACTTTGTCAGTCGGAACATCAGCGTTACCCACGTTCCTCCAGGTTGGTGGTCGTCATGGGGCAAGTTACGTTAACCTTGAACGACAAAACGATTCATCAGTATCTGTTACAGCAAAAGGCACGGCAGCTGATATAACTCTGCGCTTGTCTGTGAAAGGTGCGGGTTTTGTAGGAGTAAATGCTGATGTCAGGCCCGACACGGCAAATACTAAGTATCTTGGGTCTGGTTCATTACCATGGGCCGGGGGATTTACACAGACAGCATTTACTGTCACCTCAGGTGCTAAGTTCAAAACCGAACCACTTGAAATAACTGACGCCATGCTTGACGCTGCGGAAGAGTGTCCGCCAATTCAATATCAGTTATTGGATCGGGTTGCGATTAAGGGTGCTGATAATGCCCGCTGGCACTTCGGTACGATAGCTGAAAGACTGGAGGAGGCCTTTGCTCGTCACGGACTTGATGTAAGGCGTTATGCGTTCTTCTGTGAAGACCATGTTCCATACATTCCTGCTGTTATTGATGAGGAAACGGGTGACATATTAGAGCCCGAACAAAAGGAGGAGATCCGGTTAGGTGTTCGCTACGAAGAGCTGCTAATGCTTGAAGCGGCGTTGCTCCGACGCAATAACAATCGCCTGAAAGAGAAAATGGATGAGTTAATAGTTAGGGTCGAATCTCTGGAAACTAAATCATAG